TACGAGGAGATCCTGCGGGCCAGCAGCCCTCGCCAGATGGCCGACGCTGTTACCGAGTGCTGGCGTCGGGTGAGGGCAGGGCACATCGAGCGGCCCAGCCACGTGGAAGCGTAAGCAACAACGAACAACGATAGGAGTGCGGATGAAGAGGGACTTGATCGACTTTTTCCTAGTGGAGCCTCACCAGCTCGCCATGCACGAAAGGCTGGAGAACTGGAGTAGGTGGGTCGAGCACCGCGCCCGCATCGGAGGGAAGATGTCCCCCATGTGGGCGAACTTCCGCAGCAATTCCCGCCAGTGGCACGAACCGGAGTTGAAGCCCCAGACGAGCGAATTGGACGGGCAGGCCATGGAGAAGGCGGTTGCCCAGCTTCCGCACAAGCACCGGGACGCGATCCGCTGGAACTACGTGTGGAAGGGCGGCCCGCTGCACATGGCGCGCAAGCTGGCGGTGAGCAAGGACGGCCTGATGCAGCTTGTCCGAGACGCCCGCCAGATGCTGATCAACCGGCGTGTGTGACGAAAAGCCGACACCACGCGGCGGGTATTGCTTGACAAAACTGGATCTGTGATAATCGCGCCTGAACCGCGCGAATACGCACACAGTTCCAGTTCCTTGCGGAGGGCAGAGGTGCCAGCAAGGGCAAACGCATACAGCCACAAACCCTGCGAGTTCAACGGAGCCGGTCCGATCCAAGCGCAGGCGATACCCGGAAGGCTGTAGCCGTTTGCTTTGTCCGGGACTGCAAGCCCGAAAGCTAGCCCGAACCGTTTGCAGCGGTAGCCAGGGGTTAGAGGCTTCGGCCTCGCAATGACAGAGCAAAACCATTCCAAGGCTCGCTTCGGCGGGCCTTTTGCATTTCTGGCTTCGGCCAACCCCCGCACGGGGATCGCAGCACAACGCACCATCCGGCAAGCCGCCTCTCGCGCAGGTAAGTGCGGCCCGCCACCTGACGCCCGCTGATCCCCTGCCCTTCGCAAGTGCCTCCCTTGGCCCGCTTCGGCGGGCTTTTTCTTTGGAGAGTCGTGAAAGCTGCCATCCGTCAACTGCTGTTCGGCGCCAGTGCGTGGACCCCCGCCGGCCTGTTCAGGAGCGGTGCGCAGGGCGCGTGGTACGACTCAGCCCAACTTGGGAGCATGTACCAGGACTCCGCAGGCACCACGCCCGTAACGGCTGTGGGGCAGCCGGTGGGGCTGCGGCTGGATATGCGGAACGGGCTGGCGCGGGGACCGGAGCTGGTCACGAACGGGGACTTCTCCAACGGCACGACCGGCTGGAGTGCGCTGACCCTCTGTACCATCGCCAACGTCGGCGGGCAGTTGCAGATCACGAACACCGGGACGAACGGTGGCGCGACGGCCAACAACTTCGCCGTGACGAATGGGAGTTGGTACGAGGTTTCGATCCGCAACACCGGATCGACCCAGATCACCTTCTACGTTCGGGATGGCGCCAACGTCGCTGCGGATTTCTTCGCGCAGACTGTCAATGCCGGACAGTCGTGGCACGGAATCTTCCGCAGCACGGTGACGAGCATCAACTTGCGCGTCTTCTGTATCGGCTCGGCGGGCGCCGTAGCGCTTGCGGACGATGTGTCTTGCCGCGAGATCCCCGGCAACCACGCCACCCAGTCCACGTCCACCAGCCGCCCTACGCTGCAGCAGGACGCAGGAGGGCGGTACTACCTGTCCTACGACGGCGTGGACGACGGCATGGCGACCGGGAACGTGGACTTCACCGGCACCGACAAGATGACGGTGTTTGCGGGGGTCTACAAGGCGAGCGATGCTGCGCGGGGGGTAATCCTTGAACTGACCAACGCTGGATTGCAGTCGTTCCGCATGGAGGGGCCTACCGCTGCAGCAACTGCGAACTACTCGTTCGCATCGAACGGCAGCATCGCATCCGTCGCCACTGCCGCCGGTTTTTCAGCCCCAGCCTTGAGTGTTCTTACTGGGCAGGGAGACATCGCTAACGATGTCTGTTCGCTTCGCGTAAACGGCGCTCCTGCGGCCTCCAGCGCCACCGATCAAGGGACGGGCACTTACAGCAACGCTCAACTCTATATCGGCCGGCGTGGAGGCTCCACGCTCCCCTTCAACGGCAGGGATTACGGTCTGATCGTCCTCGGTCGCGCCGCCACGGCTACCGAGATCGCCCGCACAGAAAAATGGCTTGCGGCAAGGATGGGGATCGCCATATGAGTCTTGACATCGAATACCTCAAGCGGCGATCGAAAGAAGCGCCGAACGGCTGCTGGCTCTGGACCGGAGGTGCATCCCGAGGACACGGCAAAGTTGCGCATCAGGGAAAGACGCTGCAAGCGCATCAAGCGGCGTATCTGGTGCGCCACGGAGAAATCCCGGAAGGCTTCTTTGTTCGCCACAACTGCGGGGCATCGCTCTGCGTCAATCCGGACCACCTCTACCTCGAAGAAATGGCGAGCCGGCGACTGGACGATCCCAAGTTCATTCAAGAAAACGTGCAACACACGGAGTCTGGCTGCTGGGAGTGGACTGGGAGACTGAACCACAACGGCTACCCCGTGGTTTCCGAGTGGAAGAAGACTCACCTGATGCACCGGATTTCGTATGAGCTTCACACGGGGAAGACAGCGGCGGGGCTGATGATCTGCCATCGCTGTGATAACCGAAAGTGCGTGAATCCGGCGCATCTCTTTGCCGGCACGGCGGCAGACAACATGCGCGACATGGCAGAGAAGGGTCGTGCGAGCAAGGGTGAGCGCAGATACAACGCGAAGCTGACCTCTGAAGCTGTCCGCAATATTCGGCTCGATGAGCGGCGGCCCGCTGAAATCGCACCGGATTACGGCGTCTGTCGTTCCTTGGTCGAAGGAATCAAGGCCGGCACTCGGTGGAGGCACGTCGCATGACTTGGCAGCAAGCAACGCTCATCGTCGCGGCGCAGGACGCCGACCTCGCCCGAGCACTGGCCGCAGGCATCGCCCCGGACACCGACACGGACGGCATGTGGCGCACTCCGTTGTCCGCCACCGGGCAGGAGCCGGCGACGCACTTCGTCAGCGCCGGCCTGATCCAAGACGCCTTCGCCGCCATCGTCGGGGATGTGCAGGCCACCTATGACGCCGCAGGCGGGCAAGTCCCGCTGCAAGTCATTGAGGGCCTGTACGCCAGGGCGACCATCAGCGACGGGGAGGGCCTGCAGGTCATCGCGCAGGCGGGGCTGCAATTCGTGGAGCCGGCATGACCGTGGGGCAGTTCCTTCGCCAGTGGGCGCTGCAATCCGCCATTGCCGTGGATCAGGCGATCAACGCCATCTGCTTTCCTCTGGGGTACGCCGACGAGACGCTTTCGGCCCGCGCATGGCGTGCATGGCGTGACGGCAGACCCCTCGGTCAGGTGCTGCGCCCGATGATCGACGCCATCTTCTTCTGGCAAGACCAGCACTGCAAGGCGGCCTACGTCGCAGAGCTTCAGCGCCGCAACCTTCCGCCGGAATACCGATAGGAGCCGACATGGCCTACAAATCCCAACCCACCGTCACCCGTCCCGCGAACCAGACCCCCTACACCGCAGGGGATGTGGTGGGCGGGGTGTGAGGCCACTCGCCGCCCTGTTGACGCAACGCATCCCGCAGGAGCCCGAGCGGCTACGCGGACGCAAAGCAGTGGAGCGCAGGAAGCGCTGGCTGCAGATGCACCCACTGTGCGTGGAGTGCGAAAGCAAGGGGAGAGTGACGGCGGCCACCGTGCCGGATCACATCGTGGCCCTGGTCAACGGAGGCGAGGACAACGAGGGCAACCTGCAAAGCCTGTGCGAGGACTGCCACCGGATAAAGACGGCCAAGGACTTGGGGCACAGGGAGCGCCGGACCATCGGACAGGATGGATGGCCGACCGACGACTGATCGCGCCTCCTGCGGGCCTCCTGACGCGAGACAGAGGCCATCCTGCAGGGGTGGGGGGCATCGAAAGTCTGGGCGGCACGGGCGGAAACCGACAGGTTCCCTCGCTTTAGCTAACCGTGGACAAAAAAGATAGTAGGCACTAACGGAAATGGCCCGGAAATCTGCTGCTGCACTGGCTGTAGCCCCGGTGATCGACGCGACGAGGACGGACAGGTTACGCGCTCCGGTCCATATCAGCAATGCCGAACGCGCTGTTTGGCTGGAAATGGTCAACGACCAGCCGGCCGAGGCGTTCACGCCAAGCCATGCGCCGCTGCTGGAGCTGTATTGCCGGCATGTCGTGCAGGCGCGGGTGATTGCCGACCAGATCGCCAACTTCGACCCGGCCTGGCTGAATGACGATGAGGGGCTGAAGCGGTACGACCGGCTCCTGACGATGAACGAGCGGGAAAGCCGGGCGGCTTCCTCGCTGGCGACCAGGCTGCGGATCACGCGCCAGGCGGTGGAGCATCCGGCTACGGTCGGCAAGACGCTCGCCAAACAGAACAAGGGCCGCAAACCGTGGGAACTGCCAGAAAGCTGACGCGCGGCGAGCGGAACATCAGGTGGGTGGAGTCGTACCTGCGTATCCCCGAGGGGAAGTTCGTAGGCAAGCCGGTCAAGCTGTGTGGCTTCCAGAAGGAAGTGATCCGGGGCATCTACGACACCCCGACGCGGCGGGCCATCATCAGTTTCGGGCGCAAGAACGCCAAGACAACCTTGTCGGCGTTCCTCCTCCTGCTGCACCTGTGCGGCCCGGAGGCGCGGCCGAACTCTCAGTTGTACTCGGCGGCGCAATCGCGCGATCAGGCAGCCATCCTGTACGCGCTGGCGGCCAAGATGGTCCGCATGTCGCCCGACCTGATGGCGGTGGCTGAGCCCAAGGAGACGGCAAAGCAGATCATCTGCCGCGACTTGGGGACGGTCTACAAGGCGCTTTCTGCGGACGCAAGCACGGCTTACGGCCTGTCGCCCGTGTTCACGGTGCATGACGAGCTGGGACAGGTGAAGGGGCCTCGTTCGGAACTGTACGAGGCGCTGGAGACGGCATCGGCTGCGCAGGAAGCGCCGCTGTCCATCGTCATCAGCACTCAGGCGCCCACGGATGCGGATCTGCTTTCGCTGCTGATTGACGACGCGAAGGCTGGCGCCGATCCGTCGCAGAAGGTTTGGCTGTACACGGCACCGCTGGACATGGACCCGTTCAGCGAGGCGGCGGTAGAGGCTGCAAACCCGGCGTTTCGGGAGTTCATGAACGCCCAAGAGGTCATGAAGATGGCCGAGGACGCCCGCCGGCTTCCGAGCCGGGAGGCGAGTTTTCGGAATCTGGTGCTGAACCAGAGAGTGGAGGCGCGCAACCCGTTCGTGACCCGTGCCGTGTGGCAGGAAAATGGGGCGCAGCCGGCCGATTTGGACGGTGCCGATGTGTACGCCGGGCTGGACCTGTCCTCGGTGAACGACCTGACGGCGCTGGTGCTGGCGACCTCGGAGGGTGATGTCCACCCGACGTTCTGGCTTCCAGGTGAGGGATTGGCCGAGAAGGCGCGGGCTGATCGGGTTCCTTACGACGTGTGGGCGCAGCAGGGGCTGTTGCAGACGACACCCGGACGCGCCATCGAGTATGAGTTCGTCGCGGAGCACCTTCGCGGCGTGTTCGACCGCTGCAACGTGCGCGCAGTGGCGTTCGACCGCTGGGGAATGCGGCACTTGAGGCCGTGGCTGGTGAAGGCGGGCTTCACCGAAGAGGAGCTAGAGCGCTTCATCGACTTCGGCCAGGGCTTTGCCAGCATGTCGCCTGCAATCCGTTCTCTTGAGGAGCGGCTGCTGGCGAAGAAACTGAAGCACGGGAATCACCCGGTGCTCGCCATGTGCGCAGCGAATGCGACCGTGGCAACCGATCCGGCGGAGAGCCGGAAGTTCGTGAAAGGCAAGGCTGCCGGCCGGATTGACGGCATGGTGGCCCTGGCGATGGCGGTGGGTGTGATGCCCAGCGCTGCCGAATCAAACGAAATCACTCAGGGCTTCGTGCTCTTGTAAAGACCTATGAGCATCTTTTCCCGAATCGCTGCCCTTTTCACCCGGCAGCGGGGAGAGGTGCGCCCGCAAAACCTGACGTACTCCGAGAGCGTGCTGGATGCGTTCGGAGTGACCCCTGGAGCGGCCGGAATCGTGGTTTCCCCGCTGTCGGCGCAGAGGGTGGCCGCAGTGCATGCGTGCCGGCAGAAGATCGCTGGCGCAATCTCCACGCTTCGGCTGGATGTGCTGAAGATCGACGGTGACACCGAGGTGAAGCTGCCCCGGGACTCGCTGTGGTATCTCCTGAACGAGCAGCCGCACCCCGAGTTCACCGCGACCAGCCATTGGGACAACAAGGTCTCCGAGCAGCTCTTGCGCGGCGACGGGTTCACGTGGATTCGCCGCCGGCCGAACGGCACCGTTGCCGAACTGATGCCACTGCCGTGGTCTGCAGTGACCCCGAGGCGTGAAAACGGATCGGTGCGCTACTACATCGACGCTCCGGACTACGGCATCCGCACCTGGCTGGACCCGCAGGAAATCCTGCACTTCCCAGGCCACGGATTCGATGGTCTGCGCTCCATGAGCGTCATTGCCTACGGGGCGAAGAACGCCATCGGCAACGCGCTGGCGATGGACGAGTATTCGGGCCGGTTCTTCCAGAACGGCGCGCATCCTTCCATCATCCTGAAGTCGCCCTCCCGCATGGACGACAAGCAGAAGGACGCTTTGCGCGAAGCCTTCGCGGCGAAGTATGCGGGCCTGGACAACGCCCACAGGCTTCCCTTGGTGCTGACCGAGGGGCTGGACGCCAAGGAAATCAGCCTGTCGGCCGAAGACGCGCAACTGCTGGAGGCCCGCAAGTTCCAGGTGGTGGACATCGCCCGAGCCTTCGGGGTACCGCCGCACATGATCGGTGAGACGAGCGGATCGTCTGCCGTGGGTGCCGGGTACGAGCAGCAGGCGCGCGACTTCGTGATGCACACCCTGCGGCTGCACCTGAAAAGGCTGGAGCAGGAGTTGAACCGAAAGCTCTTTCCGCGCGATACGGGCAAGTTCGTCCGCTTCGATCTGGGCGACCTGATCGAGGGCGACAGCAAGGCCCAGGCCGAATACAACCGAGCTGCCCTTGGTGGGCCGGGCACCGGGCAGGGCTGGGTTTCGGTCAACGAGATTCGGAAGCAGAAGGGCCTTCCTCCTGTTCCCAACGGGGACGCGATCTTCGATCCCCGCGACGTGCAGAAAGGCGCGACACCATGAAACTCATGCAGCTCCTTGCGAGCAACAAGGGCAATCCAGCGCGCAGATTCGAGATCAGCGCCAAGGGAGACGAGGCCGAAATCTTCCTCTACGACGCCATCGTCTCCGATGAGGCCGAGGCGGAATGGTTCGGCGGTGTCGCCGCCGCCCCATTCGTCAAGGCCCTGCGCGGGATCGACGCCAAGACCATCAACCTGCGGATCAACTCGCCCGGCGGCTCTGTCTTCGCTGCCCGCGCCATCGAGCAGGCGCTGCGCGACCACCCGGCCCGGGTGGTGGCCCACATCGACGGCGTGGCCGCCAGCGCGGCGACCTTCATTGCCATGGCCGCCGACGAGGTGGTGATGGCCAAGGGCGCCCTGTTCATGATCCACAAGGCGTGGGGCGTGGCGATGGGCAACAGCGACGACCTGAAGGAAACCGCCGGCCTGCTGGAGAAGATCGACGGCACGCTCGTTGACACCTACGCCGAGCGCACCAAGCAGAAGCCCGAGCAGATTGCCGAGTGGCTCGCCGCCGAAACGTGGTTCTCTGCCGACGAGGCTGTGACGCACGGTTTTGCGGACCGCGTGGCCGACACCAAGGCGAAAAACGCCTGGAACCTCTCGGCCTACGCCAAGGCGCCGCCGCCCGAACCCGAACCCGAACACACCGAACAAGAACCCGCTGCGGCGGGTTTTTTCATGTCCACGGCCAACGCCAACCGGCTGCGGCTCCTGATTGCTTAGCGCTTCTCGCGCTGCAAACCGTGGGGGCCGGTCGCCCCCTTATTTTCTTGAAAGGTCAGAAATGACGATCCAAGCTCAGCGCGAGAAGATCGAGCACCTCGCGAAACAAGCCAAGAACATGCTCGCCGAGAAGGGCGATCAGAAGTGGACCGCCGAGGAGCAGGCCACCTATGACGGCTTCATGGCCGGCATCGAGGACTGCAAGGCCGCGATCAAGCGCGAGGAGCAGCTGCGCGCCCTGGAAGCCGAGAACTTCTTCAACGAGGCCGAGAAGGACGCCGCCAAGCGCGCCGCCAAGCGTGGCGCCGACCCGGTGGAGATCGACGCCCTGCAGGCCGTCGCCCTGTACCTGCGCCACGGCAACAACGTGACGGCGGAACAGGCCATCGCGATCCGCAACGCCATGTCCACCGGCACCACGACCGAGGGCGGCTACACCGTCCCGTCCGAAGTGGCGAAGATGGTCATCGACTCGCTCAAGGCGTTCGGCGGCATGCGCGAGGTGGCCGACGTGTTCTCGACCGACAGCGGCAACCCGCTGAACTGGCCGACCTCCGACGGCACCGCCGAAGTGGGCGAGATCGTGGCCGAGAACGGCGCCACGAACGGCGCGGACATCACGTTCGGCACCGTGGCGGTCAACCCGTACAAGTACAGCTCGAAAAAAATCGCGTTGCCGTGGGAGCTGATCGCGGACAGCGCCATCGACGTGGTGTCGTTCGTGACCAGCCGCCTGAGCCAGCGCCTGGGCCGCATCACCAACACCCACTACACGACCGGCGACGGCTCGTCCAAGCCCTACGGCGTGGTCGCGCGTGCCTCCTCGGGCGCCACCGGCACCACCGGCCAGACGCTGACGGTGATCTACGACGACCTGTTCACCCTGAAGCACTCCGTCAACCGCGCGTACCGCAACGGCGCGCGCTGGATGATGGCCGACGCTTCGGTGGCTATCGTCTCCAAGATCAAGGAAACGACCGGCCGCCCGATCTGGGAGCCGAGCGTCACCGCTGGCGCTCCCGACATGCTGCTGGGTCATCCGGTCGCCATCAACGACGACGTGGCCGTGATGGCTGCCAACGCCAAGTCGATCCTGTTCGGCAACTTCAGCTACTACAAGATCCGCGACGTGGCCGGCTCGGTGCTGATGCGCCGCTTCGATGACAGCGCCTTCGCCCTGAACGGCCAGGTCGGCTTCTGCGGCTGGATGCGTACTGGCGGCAACCTGGTGGACACGGCGGCGATCAAGTACTACGCCAACTCGGCCTCCTGATCGACATGGCGACCAAGCGCCAATCGGCGGCAGTGGCCGCAGCGCCGGCCGTCGTGTCGGCGCCTGTTTCGCCCGAGCCCGCAGCGGCGCCCGAACTGATCCCGGTTCGGGTGCTCGCTACGGGTGCCTTCGGGCGGATCGATTCCGTGGTCTTGCTCACCCCTGCGGAAGTCGCGCAGGGCGTGGCCTCCGGCCAAGTGGACCCCCATCCCGATGCGGTGGCCTACGCCGCGTCTCTCAAGTAGGAGTCGCAATGCGCGATCTCGTCAACAACATCTATCCGAAGCGGGCGATCAGCCCGGTCTCGGTGTCCGACAACACGGCCCAGGTCAGCCAGATCATCGACCGCGCGGGCTTCCACTCGCTGACGTTCCTGATCGCGCTGGGCTCCATCGCGGACTCGGACGCGACGTTTGCCGTCACCGTGGACCACGGCGATGCGGCGAACCTGTCGGACGCTGCGAGCGTTTCTGCGGGCGACCTGATCGGCACCACGACGCTGGCGGGCTTCCAGTTCGACAGCGACGACGGTTGCCGCAAGCTCGGCTACCGGGGTACCAAGCGTTACGTTCGCTTGACCATCACCCCGTCGGCCAACGCCTCGGCTGCGCTGATGTCTGCGATTGCGCTGCTCGGTCATCCGGCGGCCGGTCCGACGGCAAATCCTCCGGCCTGATTTCAGGCCACTGCGTGAAGCGGGCTCCTTCGGGAGCCCGTTTTGCATAGGGGCTCCACTGAGGAACGCACATGGCAACTTCTTACAACTCCGACGGTTCGCTGTCCACCGGCTACCGCTCGCAGCCCACCGTTACCCGCCCGGCGAACCAAACGCCGTACACGGCCGGCGACGTGGTGGGCGGGGTCATCGAGTTCACGAACATCGGGCCGGCTGGCGGGCACATCTGGATCACCAGCGTGGACCTGATGGCGTACATCAGCGCGATTCCGTCCGGCATGACGAGCATGCGCCTGCGTGTGTATGACGCGAGCCCTGCCAGCGCCATCGCTGACAACTCACCATGGGATCTCCCATCGGGCGACCGGGCGAACTATCTGGGCTACATCGACATCGGCTCGCTGGTCGATGAGGGCTCTACCTGCGCGGTGCAGACCGACGTGAGCAAGCAATTCAAGCTGGCGGCGAACTCCTCCAGCCTGTTCGCGTACCTCGTCACGAACGGCGGCTACACGCCGGCTGCGAACTCCGAGGTCTACGTTCCCCGGCTGCGGGCCGTCGCGCTTTAAATGTCCACCAAGGTCATCACCCCGCCGACGCTGACCTCCGTGGTCCCGACGGCGGACCTGCGCACGCATCTGCGGCTGGCGTCGGACGGCTCCGAGGACGGACTGGCAACGGCCTACCTCGCAGCCGCGCACGCGGTGGCCGAGCACTACACCGGACGGCCCATCGGCTCGCAGACGCTGGAGCTGGCGCTGGACTGCTTCCCGGACGCGGAGATCGACCTCGGCGCGGCGGTGACGGCGATCACGTCGCTGTCCTATGTGGACACGGCGGGCGTAACGCAGACGGTGGACGGCACGACCTACTCGCTGGACACCTACGGCCTGATCTGCCGGCTGGTTCCCGACTACGGCGTGATCTGGCCCGCAACGCAGCAGATCGTGAGCGCCGTCAAGGTGCGATTCACGGCCGGCGACACTCCGAACGCTGTCAAGTCGGCGCTCCTGCTCATGGCGGCGTGGCTGAACGAGAACCGGGGCAGCGAAATGTCCTCGGACGACATCCAGCCGGCCGCCGCCAAGGCGCTGCTGAACACCGTGAAGGTCTGGGGCGCGTGATGAACATCGGCGCCCTCCGCAACATCGTGAAGCTGCAGCGCCGCACCGCCGGGAAGGATGCGCTCGGCCAGCCGCTGACCACGTGGACCGACGTTGCGACGGTGTACGCGGACATCCGCTATCAGCGCGGTCTGGAGGCGATCAAGGCAGGCGCCGAAAGCTCCGTGACGCAGGCGAGCATCCGCATCCGCTGGCGCACCGACGTGACGCCCGACATGCGTGTCCTGTACGGCTCCACGGCGTACCAGATCAAGGCGGTCCTGCCGGACATGGCAAAGCGGGCACACGTTGACCT